TGACAGCCTTAATATGTGTGTACCAAGAACCTGTCTTATCTAATTTACCATCATTAATATCATGCCATAGTTTATCTAATTGTTCTTGCCATGATAAGTATTCTTTTTTTCTTTTACTTAAAACACCTAATAAAGTTTCTGCAGTATTACCTGCAGTTTCGTAAGATGCTATTTGTGAATCTGTTGGTTTAGAAAAACTATAAGTCCATGACTTTATATAATCACCTTTTCCATCACTGTCATTTTGTAACGATACTTTTGTGTCATCCCAAGTTGCAGAGTTTGCCTCTATGTATAATTTTACTTTTGTATATAAAGTTGCCATATTATATTCCTATTAACCTAAATCCATAAAAAAAAGCTCCAAGACTAGAAGAACTACTAAAAGTTACTGCACCACCACTTTGATGTAAAACAAAAACTTCTATGTAATCTCCCGCAGATAAATCAAAAGTTTTAAATACACCAATAGTATATTGTTCACCACCAGATGAACTTGCGACTTGTGCATAATGTTCCTGAACTTCAGAGCCATTTACAAAAAGATTCATAGTAATTTTTTTTTGGTCGGTTATAGAACCACTTCTAATTGATGCACCTATAAAATATTTACCATCTTTTCCTGATGGCACTGTAAATCTATAATTACTTGAGTGGTCATACGCAGAATCTGTATCATACACCTCTGCATTGTAAGCAATTTTTGTGCTTGTATCATTGCTTATAGACTGGGAAGCACTCATTTTAGCTGCAAAAGCAGGAGCATTACCTAGTAAAGAAAAATCTATTCTTTTTATTGTTCCTGCATCAGATATTAATAATTCATCAGTTGTTGCAGGTATTGCAGCTAATTCTGTTTGTCCTGATATAATATTACTTGCTAAACTTGCAGGTACGACACCACTAGCAGGAACATCAATAGTTCCTACAGCCTTTGCTTGATGAATTACATAAATATTATTTGTGCCAGAGGAGGGTGCTCCGGTAAATGTAAGTGTAGTTCCGCTTATGCTGTATGCAGAGTTTGGATCTTGTCTAACATTTTCTACAAAAACTTCTATGTCAAAAACTGAACTTGGTGCAATGTCTAATGTAAAAGCTGTTGTGCTTCCATCACCACTAAACCTTTTACCTTGAAGAGATTGAAAAGTATTTCTGGTATCTAAAGGTGTACCAATAAAAGGCATCTTATGTTATCTCCATTATTGATATAGCTATGTCTGCTGATCCAGACGCTGTCAAAGACAATGTATCTGTAGCTTCCATAGTCAGTTTATTGCCAGCCATCAACTCGAGTGTACCGCCAACAGGAATAGGTGCATTAGTAACGAGTTCAACCGTTTGATTGGCTTCGTCATTCGCACCTGATCTGTTAGAAGTATCTGAAGCTAAACTAATTGTAGCAGTAATTTGACCAGTAGTTGTGTTACCTATCATAATACCAAGAACTACAGTTGTTGTAGAACTTGCTACTGTGTAAATAACATCAGCACTTGTTACATTTGCTTTTGTTACTAATTTAAAAGTATTTGCCATCTACCCTCCTTTATATATTACCCGAGTGCTATTGCAAGAGCCGTAGGATCTTCTTGTGAAAATCCTTGAGCTGTCATTAAAGTTACCACTCTAGATAATGCTGCTTTACGGTTTGTGCCTCCAGCACCATCATCCACTATTATTAAATCTGATGTTGTTAAATCTGCGCCTATGTCAGATCCTCCATCAATCTCTAATGCTGTTAATGCTACTTTACCTGCTGTAGATATTGTAGCTAATTTTGTATCTGCGATTGCAGCGCTTGATTTAATGTCTGCGTTTACAATGTTTGTAATTGTATTGTTATCTGAATCAATAGATTTGTTTGTTAAAGTTTGTGTTGACGCAATACCTGCAATTGTATCTGTCGTTGCTGGTAATGTTAATGTTGTATTACCAGAAAAATCAGCGTGTGCTGGTGCTTGAATAGCTGCGTAATGAGCGTTTGATGACTCACAGTAAAATCTAACTTGTGATTGTGCTCCTGTATTTTTAACATCTACGACACCGCCCTCTACTGTTAAATCATCTCCTACAGTAACATCAGCAGTTACTGTTAAATTACCACTACTATCTAATTTTAGTCCATTACCAGAACCTACGGTTCCTCCTGATTTAATTACTAAATTATCACTGTCAGAATCATCTACAGCGAAATGAAATTTATCTGCTCCTTGTGTATCTAATATTATTGCTGGATCGCCTGATGCTACATCTATTTCTATATTACCTGTAAAAGTTGCACCAGATAAACTTGCAAACAAAGAAGTTACATTTGTACCACCAATAGTTACTGCATCCGCCTCTACTGTGCCATCAAAAAAAGCATCTTTAAATTCTAAAGAACTTGTGCCTAAATCTACATCATTATCTGTTACAGGAGCTAAAGCACCATCAACTAATTTAATTTGATCAGCTCCCGCCGCTCTAAATATTATGTTATTATCAGTAGCAAAATCTATATCGTTATCAGCATCTCTACCAACTACTAAACTTGTATTTTTTAAAGAAGCTACATTTAAATTATCACTACCATCTTCAAAAATTAATTTACTTGCAGGTAGTGTGCAAAAAACATCTTTTGTACCTGAACTAAAATTTACAGCACTATCACTATTAGAACTAGATATAACTGTCGTTCTTGTTAAATCTGAACTGTCTCCGTCTAATGTGCCTAATCCTACTTCAAACTCAGCCTGGTCTTGATGTGCAATACAATAATAAACTGTATTAGAATTTCCAATACCAGCTGCAAAAGTTTCAAAACCAGTTACAGCACCACCAAGTGATACAGCACCTGTGCCTGTAGTAGTAGTTGTTTCTTTTACTCTGTCATTAATGACTAAAGCCATTTAATTTTCTCCTATGCTAATCTTAATATAGCGTTACTTGCGTCAGCAGTTGGGAACTGTATTGTAAATGTTCCACTTGTAGATGTTTTATCTCCACCAAAATCTAATACAGCAACAGCTTTATTAGAATCAGAGCTGTTATAAATTAAAGCTCCTCTTGCTGTAATTGTTGCAGAAGTAAAAGATATATCTGAAAAATCACATATAGCAGTTGTTCCAGATGTTGTTGGAGTAACACTAGTTAAAGTTCCACCACCAGACGAATATGTTCCTGAATCAGAAACTTCGTTTGATGTGCTGAATGCAGTTGTACTTGCATCTAAACTTGCAGAACTCGTATACAAGGCTATCTTAAAAGTGTCCCCTGTAGTCGCAGTAAAATTGTGAGTGCCAGTTAAAAGCTCTTGTTTAAAACTTGTGCACACAGCCTGTGTAATTGCCATTTTTTATCCTCCTTATGGACTTGTTGATTTTATGGGCAATCTAATTGCACCATGCATGTACTCATCTCTTCGATGCCTTCCTTGCTGTTCTATCGCTAATTCTTGTATGGCTCTTTGATATGACTGTTCGTATAATTGCAGCATCTCAGCTGGTCCCTTTAAAAATTTAAAGGCTTCTGCAAGGCATCCGTACAACAATGCGCTTGGAGCATTACTGCCTAACCAAGACGAAGTATTTGTACTAGATAACCTTGTTGGTAATCTTGTAATTCCCAGTTCTACATTATATGCAAGATCTGGTGTAGGCGCAACTATTAATGAGTTATGATCCCACCAGGCCCAGTATACAGGTTCGCCAGTTGCTGTCCTGTCAGGCGCATATTCTGTAATAAATGATACATCTCTTTGTTCTAACATAGTTCTAGTTGGTGTGCCTGAAGCTGGAAAAATGTGCATTGTTCTTATGGTTCCTAAAGATGTAGGATCAGGTGATGATCCACCTGGTAATGATACAAAAGGATTGCTTACAGTTAAATTTGCAGATTGATTAGATTTAAATACATCAATATCTACATCTCTAAATATTCTATTTTCTGCATGTTCTATAAAATCATTTACACGCACATCTGTTAAAACATCAGAACTTACTTCGGTATAATCTCTAATTTGTGTTACTAATTCTGAATATGTGGTCATGATATACTCACAGTTACTCCACTAACGGAAGCTTTTACAATTGTTATATTTTGTTTTTGAGGCCTT